GTTTTCCTGTGTGGCGAACTTCGTTTTCTGGACATTGATGTCGATACCACACATTTCTGTGTAAGTATTTAACACTATGTCAGAAGGATCATAACACCAAAGGTCGTCACCAACTTTATTGAAGGTGTCGACAGTAATGTCAATTTGATAATCCTCTTTATAGATCATTTCCAATAGGAAAAGATCTGTAATAGTGGCAATGTCAAACGAACCATTGGTGCCCATCCCTTGTCCCCTATTATATTTAATAGGGTCCTTGGAGCCTCTTAGGTCTCAGTCGCATGAAACTACAAGCGAATACCAGGCATCAGCTATAAGGCTGCCATATCTGGCAGTCATAAAGTGATGTTGTAGTGACGAAGGGAACGCGTCCGTCCAAGACGTGACGTCGTAACTCTTTATTCCCGGCCTGATAAACTTTTTAAGGTTATCAAAACCCTTGGAATGGTCATTACTATAACTGACATTATTAAACCTCTTGACCGTATACTGTTGTATGTCGGTCATGATAGGTTCAAGTAATACTTGTGTCCAGTAGTCTGAGATGGCTACAAGTCGGCACTTATTACCTTTGTCCGGAATGGTTGTGATATATCTCAACCTTTTCCGTTCCATCCTATCTTGTCCTTTGGCCAATGACTGCATGTATTCATACAGATCATTATTACCAGTTGCAACACAAAGCCTTTTAAAGGGCTCATGGAGCTTGGAGTTGATAAGAGCGTACGCTTCGACATCCGCGGTTAACCACTTCGGTTTCCCGTTAGGACCTCTCGACAGTACTCTCGTTGAAGGCTTAGTAATAAGCTCAAACGTAGCTTTCTCCACATGTTTATTAACATATGAAGAATACCTATTTTGAAACTCCTTAGGAACGCTAAAGGCCTTCTCGATCTCTTTGAGATCGGGAACGCTGTTTCCAGCGCAGAGACGGTTTAGGTACAAAATAGATCTGATTGTTCTATCTGAAATCGCACAACCTTCATCCCTTACTCTATAGAATAAGGGTCGAAGCTGATTGAAGGCAGATGGTCATCTATCTTTCTTGCCTACCGCTACACGTTCTAAAGGATCGGGATTCCGGTTCTCTAGTAGCATAATACAATACAATCGTATCATATTATAACGTGCGGTCCCTTCTACCACGCTATGGTTTTTAATCAAAGCGTCATGGAAGGAGATAACCTCATTTATTGACGGACCGGTCTTGAACCCTATTGGTTCACAGTATCGATCCAAAACAATATTAAAAGTAGCTGGAGCTCTCTTGATTAGAGAACTACTATTTGCTGCTTTGGTTGATTGCGGGTTATTTTCAATGTTGTGCTTCTTAATAGTTGTTTTGTTAAGAGGTATAATCTTGGATTTACTCGAAGTAAACCGAAATACCCTCTTTTGGTGGTAGTTATGTCCGAATATTTTCGCACCTAATATCATTAAAATGGTATATGTCATTGTCTAATAAGGGCAATGGCAAAG